GGAAGTGCCTCACCGTGGTAGAAAAAAGAAGGGTAGTGGTGAGGGGCGATCTAAAGCATCGTCCCGAGCCAAAGATGAATATCAAGCTCACCTTGCTAACGCATGTGAGAGTAGGATTACCTTTGAAAATAGCAGAGCTGGGGGTTCCGCTAAAGGTAGAGAGAGACCCAGTTTTTACGGAGATTACAGTGACCCAGTTGTGAACGGGTATGAGATGACCATGAAGTGCTATTTAGGACATAGTTATACTGTACACTCGTATAAAGACGAGTTGAGTAGGCGGAGCAGGCATTATAGCGAAGCGAGGATTGAAAACTTGTACGCTATAGTGGTGCCAGGTGGGCACGGGAAGACATACCTGTCTCAGAAATATGGATTTTTAGACGTGGATGATATGGTATCTCAAGCCAGGGCAGACGAGCTGGCGAGTATGAGGAGATACTATGTATACAGCAACACTATGGAGTGGCAGAAGCATAACGAGTTATGGTACGAGAGTATACGGGAGACAATGACCATGATGGATTTTAAGAGACCGGTGATTATTTGTGTGCATACAGAGGAGTGTGCCCTAGAGATAGGGGCCGCGATTCTGGATGTGATGGTGTTGAATAGCGAACCATTTGAAGACAACATCAAGCGAAGGAGCCCTGAAGGGAAAACATTCTCTCGGATTAGCAGGGAGTTTGTTCTAAACAGGAGTATAAATGATGTGAGAAAGTTTGACTCAAACGAGGCTCTTGAAGCGTGGGTGGTGGAGATGTGCAACCTATATAGCATACCCATCGGGGCACCATACACATTTGGGTCAAGGGTTAAAAATTCATATTACGCAGACGGTCTGCCTAAATGGGTCACTCGGGGATGGTGGCACGGAAGGAGGGCAGATATTACCAAATTGGTCAAGTGGTTCCATGAAGGCAAGATACCGAAGGAGTGTGTGGACTACTTTGTTAGGAGGGTCACACCGAAGGGGAAGGCGTACGGATTTGGGATAACAAACAATGATTGGGCGAGAATGTTCGCTAAGATAGCTGCTAACATACCAAGGCAGCAGAGGTTTAACATAGATGACGACCTATTTGAGTTGTTTCCACCTGAGTCGCAGGCGGAAAAGCATCGCGTAAACGTGACTCTGAAAAGATTGAAGGAGAACACTGATATGATGGAAAATGAATGGGTAAGATGTATCATGGGGTATCACTTAGGAGACAGGCATGTATTCGTTACAGGCTTAGTTTGCCACTGGTGGGGACTGGGCAGGTCGATGCCTTTCGCTAAGACACTGTTTCCAGTTTACCTGACAAAGTTTGAAGAGTGGAACACGATAGTGGGCGAACTGCACGCCATGATCAGGGTGAGTGATTGGTTTTTCACTACACCGATAACCGAGGACCAGAGGCAGAGTGTTATGTACATGAACATGTTAACCGGGAGACAAATGTATGAGGCGGACTGGATGAAGGTGTACGAGGAGAGGAAGGACGAAACAGGTACGGATTATGTGAGTTTTGATCCTGTGAGAAAAGTATGGAGTAGGGGTCAATACTTAGTTGACTTCAATGAGGCGTTGGCTGAGGCATACTTACTATTATTCTCCCACCCGGTCGAGGCAAGGGTGCACAGTTTTCAAGATTTTTGGGTCAAAAGGAGAAGTTGGGTTGCCAAGGGGAGTACGGTGCTTAGCACTTTACCCAAGGAAATGTTGAAGTACAACGTAGTATTTCACGGACTAGACGGAGGGCCAGACCAGGTTATGGAGACAAGGCACAACAAGAAGAGCTTGTTTGAAAGTGAACAGATATTGAATGTTTTGAATGAGACTGAAGAGACGTGGAACGCCACGAAAGTAGTACCGAAACTGAATGAGACAGGGAAGAAGAGGGAATTACTTCCTGGGACGCTGCTGCACTACCTGATATTCAGTTACGTGCTGTATGTAGCAGAGAAGCAGAAGAGGATAGGGAGTACAAGATTGAATCAGAATGATGATGACAACATACAGTATTATGACAGAAAGATGACTGACAAGTTACAGCATCTACTATATGACTGGGCGGACTTCAACACGCAGCACTCAAAAGAAGACATGGCCAAAGTAATAAGTTGGCTGAAAAATATACCTAGTGCACCCGAGGACTACGGGCTGTATTGTGAATCTATAGCGGAGAGCTTCTACCACATGTATCTAATCACCGATGAAGGAGAGAAGCTAAAACTTGAGAAGGGTCTGTTTTCGGGTTGGCGCGGGACGACTTGGATTAATACGGTGCTAAATTACGTATACGTAGCAGTAGGAATTAGATGCTGTGAACGTATATACGGTGACTTTAGTATAGCGTACGTAGACCACGGGGGTGATGATCTGGATATTGCTTTTAATCAGTCAGAAGACACTTTTAGGCTGTTGGATGTGATGGATGCGATAGGGTTCGAAGCTAAGGACATAAAACAGATGATCGACGTTAAGGCCGAGTTCTATAGGAACACAATAACAGAAGAAGGAGTTTTTGCGAGCCCGACTAGGGCGATGGCGAACTTCGTGAGTGGCAACTGGGAAAGTAGCGGAGCCAAGACAATAAGTGAGAAGACGACGAGTATACTAGACCAGGTCTCAAAGCTGATCAGACGAGGTGTGGATGCCGTGTTCTGTAACCAGCTGGGTGTCGCAGCATTGAAGCATTGGCTGAAAATAAAAGTCGATGACGAGTGGATGAAGATAAAAGATGAGGTCATACATGGTCACCCGGAAGATGGTGGACTGGGAGTGCCGGATAAGGAAGGCTGCTTGTGGAGGTTGGAACCGAAGTTGGATAGGGAACTGGGTTTGAACCTGAGTTTTCAAGTCCCAGGTGCATACTGCACGGAAGACTACATAGAAACAGTAGAAGAGGAGCTGTCCCACCTAGGGATTAGGCTAGCTAAGAGAAAAGGCCTGATAAACAAATTAGCACTACAGAGTTACGACTTAGAGCAGTTCTGTGAGAGGAGCATGTTCAAGGAGATAAATGCGCAGAAGGTGAAGGTGACTGGAAGAGAGCCGGTTGTTGTACGCAAATGGGACGAGAGGCTATTCCAGGACTTCTTGGACTGGGTAAATTATGAGAAAGGCGATATGAGTCTGGGGAAGATTAGCCAGCTTGAGGAGTTGATCGGACATATGGTTGTAAATGAGAGAGTGCTATCGAAGGAGGATCTGATAGTCATATTCTGTGATAAGCACGTGAATATGGATGCAGTCGACTTCAAAGGAGATGTATATTACAGGAGGTTGGTACCCGACTTCCTGGCGAATTTAATCGATGACTACGCTAGATGGCGAGGAAATGAGGAGTTTGTAGAGAAAGAGGTAATACAGGAGTGGTTTACCACACTATGCTACATGGCATGTAGGGTGTATCATCATAGGTCATAGGGCTATGGCGATACATCTAATGAGCAATGGGGGCCTGAAGAAGAG